TGTGATGCAAATCTGATTGAGTTGTGGCACTGCGTAAATGAAATTAAGATGATGGCGTTGGGGATGTGTGCTGATGATTCAGAGTTTAGCACCCTTGTAAATTATAATCAACCGATTCAGGGTGAGGGGTACGTGATGATTACACGGTTTGGATATTTCAAACTGGTTAATCGCAGGGAGTTCTCATATAACAACTTCATTAATCCTAAGTTCGCAGCGTCGGCACTGTAGGCAGTCGTTCGTGATTGGACAGTGGGGGGCGTTGATGCCCCCCGTTATATAAAAACCGAAGGAACCCCTAACCTACAAAGTGTTACGGAAGCGAGAGAAATGTCATGGAAATCAAAATTTTTTTTCCCATATATAATTTCGACACAGGATTCAATAATATGAAAAAAAATTCTGGGAAAATTTTTGAGTCTATACAGATTGATTCAGTTACCAATCATTATTATGTCGAAATACCTGAGTGGGTTATAAATGATTTTGGATGGTATGAAGATACAGAGATCCAACTAACCCTTGATGGTGATGAAATTATTATTAAAGAAAGA